GCACGCTCGAGGATTGAAGATAGTCCCCGGCCTCTATGTTGCCACCCTCGCCACAGACCCTGATGTGCCCATCCCCAAGTGCGGCAACGAGGACCCGCCCGCCTCGGGGCTGCAACTTCTCCGAGTGCTCTCCGAAATAGACGCCGAATACCCGCTTGTCTTTCGGCCTGGAACTGAGACCGCAGAGATATTCAGGCTGTCGAGGCCGGTTGCTCTTCGTCGTCGCCCTTAGAAGGATCAAGAGGTCACCATATTCGGGGCGGGTTCCCTCTGGTAGAAAACACTCATGAAACCCGGTGAATGTGCCATAGGTCACCGTCCCGCCCGAGCTCGATATCAACCCGACATTGTCCCCGTCGCCGTCCCTGAACGCGATATGGTAGTTCGTGCCCGAATTGTCGTCCGTCCCGTTCTGAATAATTATACCATATCGGTCAGCGTTGTTGCCGTCGTTCCAGAAGCGCGCAACGTTGCCGGCCGACTCGTCCGCTTTCACATCGAGCGTGCATGTTGCGGCCTGCTGGTTGATGCCGACATATCCGTTGTCGAACTCGCCGTAGATCAACGTTGTCGCGTCATCGTAGGCGATATGTAGCCGGTTGCTGTTCGTCTCGTTCTTCCCGGCCTCATAGCCCAGACACAAGCACTTGGACCCGGTGCACGAATACCCGGCTTTCGCCCCAGCGAACGTTGAATAGTTGCCTGTTGCACTGTAGCCAGCCTGATATCCGACCGCGGTCTGAAGGTATCCCCCTGCCGCGCCAGCGCGAAGCGCACCAGTTCCGAAGGCCGTGTTCTCATGCCCGGTTGTAGTTGTCCTGAGTGTTCTCGGTCCCCAGGCGACGTTATAGTAGCCCGTGGTTAGGTTGTACAGGCTTTGATACCCACCACCACAATTCTCATCACCACCGGCTATACCCTGCATGCATTGATACCCAAATGCAGTGTTCCGATCCTCTTGCGTAGACCCAGATGTTCCAAGCCCGCAATTGTAGCCGATCATACTGTTGCCAGTTCCGCGAAGATATAACCCGGCGGAAGTTCCAAGAAGAATATTGTAACTTTCGGTCGTCAAGCTGTAGCCGGCCTGAGTTCCAAACGCAAGATTGTTGGTCCCACTACTTACGTTGTATAGACACTCACGACCGCCCGCAACATTATAACTTCCGCTATTGACCTTGTATAAACTCCGATATCCCCCCGCCCAATTGTAATCGCCGCTAGTTAGAGCAACTAAACATTCTTTCCCGAACCCTCCATTTTTGTCTGCGCCGGATAGCGTGAAGTTACCGCTCCCACCAAAGAACGCATTTTCTGTGCCGTAGGTATGGATTATCTGCGAGCCGCCGATCATGTATTGCCCTTCCGTGCTCGTGGTCGTGGGTACATTAATCAGCGGCGAATTAAGCTCGGTCTCCGCCGTGTCGTAATAGAAATCGCCGGTGTCCGCGCCGAAATCCCCATCGTCATAGAACTGGATATCGCCGTTCGCGCCGGCCGGGCTACCGCCACCGCCACCGCCCGACGGAGCATCCCACGACAGATTTCCACTTCCGTCCGTCTTCAGGTACTCGTCGGCCGCACCGTCCGCAGTCGGCAGAACCCATATCTGGCTTGCCGTCACATCGCCAACCTCGAACCCGACATGATCCCCGTCCGAATCGACGAAACGAATCTCGGCGGTATCGGTCAAGGATATATTGGCCTCGGCGGTCGTCCCGGCCTCAAACGCCCATGTTCCGGTAACTGTCTCATTTTGAGACAGTGCCCCGTATTGGGGATGATCATCGTCACCAAGACCGTCAAGATCCCCGTGATCGTGAATGTGGACCGTGGTCGTTCCTCCGTCCGTGAGCTCGTTGTAGTCGCTCGATGATAGATGGTAATACTCGTCCGTGGTGCCGCCCTGGAGCCCACCCAAATCGTTGTGCTCTTCGACTACCGATACCGTGAACGGAGTGGCCCATGGGGTTTCGATGCTTGTGAATGTCGCGTCGTTCTTCTGGATTATAATCTTCGCAACAAGGAATGACATGTTCGTCAACAGTCCTGGAAGCGCAGACGGAGGATTGGCGTCCCTCGCCTGGCCGATACGATAGCTGCCCTGGCCATAGACAACATCAACGTTCCCATCATTGGCCATGTATACCCAATGAATTCCATATCTAGTATTTCCTAAGGTGGCAAGGGTTCCGCTGCCGTCATCGTAGTGGAGGTTATCGATCTGAGTTTCGCCAGTAACCTGCGTCCACCCGCCGACACCGTCCCGATACCAATAGTTGAACGTGTCCGCGCCGCTGCTGTCGAATGAGTTGGTTGTGAACCGATTCATCGCACAATACCACACGCCGGATGTTATCGCGATGTTCCTCGTTCCGGTCTCACTCGTTACAGCTCCGGTCGCATGCTCGAATCCCTCCACCTCGAAGCCCCAGTAACACACCCTATGGAAGAAGTTGGAATAGTACGACCCCACGTTCAGGATATGGAGTTCGGTTCCATCTCGATATACCCGCCCTATAACAAACTCGTCATGATGGTTGATATTGTTGATACTCGTCTCTGCTGTTGCCTCTGGGCTTCCTCCGTTATACGTAATGTATATCCAATTGATACTATCGTCTGTCAACGAAACCGCCGCTGTGTCCCAATCGAAAAAGAAGTTTTCTCCAAGATCGTCGTCCGTGCTTTTGATGATGCCGGTGCCTGGAGCAACCGTGATCGTTCCGTCGCCGTCGTCCGTTATTGTCCCGCCACTGATGGCCCCGGCGCTCTGGATACAGTTCAGGTAGTCGTTCAGATCGTCATATGTCGCGCCCGAGATGACGTCTACCTCCACGCTCTCGTCATTTATCTCCACATTCAACGCATCAACATTCAAGGCATCTATCTCGGCAGTATCGATATCCGCGAACGTGACTTCAATCGTCGCGAATGTGTTCGTTCCCGTCCACGTGTTGTCACCCGAAAGGACCCCCAGGTTGTCGTTCATGTCGGCCATCAGAGCCCGTATCGCCGTCCCGATCTGCGAATACTGGTCCAGCCATTCCATCGGCTGAGGATAGTATTTGAAAAAGAACGTATCCGCCTGAGCGACGGATACCAGCGCGGAGAAGGCTGCAATCACGACAAGTATCCGGATATTATTCGCAAACCAGGTCATCGTCATCATCCTCTGTTTCTTCGCCTCCGCCGTGCCCCTCGCGCTCTATTACGAGCAGGTGAGCAAGGAATCTCGGCACACGGAAGAACGCATCAACGTAAAGATATCCTCCGGCTTCAACGAGTCTGGGTTCCATTTGTGATCGGCTCCTCCTGTTTGTTCTTGCCCGGGAAGCGCTGGTTCAGGAACTTGATCTTCTCGTAAAACATCCGCTGAAGTGTCTGCGCCATCCCATAGTCACGTATCTTGATCGCCGCCTTTGAACCAGCGTAATACACTATCAAGTCATGGAGAACCAGATTGAGATCAGGCGTAGCCGCGTCCGTCGCCATCTCCGAAGGCCGCTTGGTGTAGAAGATCGTCATCGTTCCGGCGCTCGTGCTGGCCGGGTAGACCAGAATCGAATTGCCTTGGATGTAGGCGGTCGGCTTCGTCTGGTCCGAATTGAACGATGTGTTGAGTCGGTATCGCGGCCCGTGGCTCGAGAACACCACGTTAACCTCGTAAGTGTCTGTATGCATGTTCACTATCCGCAGCATGTCGGATGGGATGGAATACTCGCTTTTCCCTATCGTGATCTCCTCTGTAGAACTCGCGGACAGTTCCCATAGCAGGTCTTCCGTGAGTAGTAGCGCGACCTCATACTGTCCCCGGTTGATCCATCGGTTCAGTTCTGCATCGGTGATGTAGGCCGTGCTCTCTTCCGCTATCAAATCGCGGACATCCTCGCGCATGTCAGAGCGAGACATTCCACTTGCAGGGCCGCACAGACACAGGCCGAGACACAGAAAGGCCCACGCTGAACATGCCACAAGAATCCCGAACGCCGAATCATGACTTACTCGCTTCATCTTCTGTACAACCTCCCCTTCCGGGCGGTATACCACGGACGAATCGATCGCGCTTTCCCGGCACGGGCATTTCTATCGACCCTCCGCGCGTGCATCATGTCGCTGACGAGCCGATCGAGTTTCTCGGCCCTCCGGTCATCACCGGCGCGCGACGCTAGCAAGGTGGCCGCGTAGAGCGCCGCAACGTGATCGTGGTCCGTCGGGAGGTCGCATGTCTGGTTGCTGGAGTCTATGTCAGCCGGAAGCATCCAGTAATCCCGCCGGCATGTAACGCTGCTCGTGTCTGGTGTCGGGACGAGAAACAGCTTCTTCGTCCCCGCGTTTGAGCCCACCTGTATATCGTCGCGCCGCAGCCAGTAATATTGTGGCGTTCCCGACGTCTCGGTGTAGTACTGATAGTAATCGTTGGCTGTGTAGAGTTGCGTCAACGGCCGCCGGTTGGGCCAATCGTAAACGACCTCTTCGATTATCCACAGATTGTCTGGAAGCGAATAGGTTTCCTGGTCGGCCGTGGTTGTGAATGTGTCGTGCCCGTCCAAACTATACAGAAGGCGGGCAACCTCCCGCCTGGCGTTGTTGATGTAGTTGTCGATGCCCGCCCCGCCGACGAGGTCCTTCGTGCGAGAAAGGGAGGGATCTTTCAACCACCCTCCGATCTCGTTCAGATATTCATCGTATGTCATGGTTTCCGCCCTCCCCGCTCATCATCCATCACGCGAAATGTACAACGATGCGCTTCGGATCGGTAGTGCCGGAAAATGCCACATGAATCCCGTTTTCGCACCTTTTCGCGATCGGATCAACAACCATCGTCTTCGCGTCCATGTAGTACTCACCTACCACCGAGCCGCTTGTGCTGGTTCCATCGTAGACAGTAACCGTTCCATCGTTCGCTGCAGGGCCGGTAACTACGATACCAGTGATCCAGCATGCTCCGCTCTTTACAGTCCCGGTAGCCGTGGCGGTCGCGACGTTGCTTACAAGCGCCATCGCCATTGTTATCGCCCTCCTCCTGAGTGTGCCATAATGATACAGATGAAGGGGAGAGGCCGGAGCCCCTCCCCGTGGGAAATATCAGTACGGGGCGTAGGTGTAGTTACACACGATCCCGTAGATATAGAATACCGATGTTCCAGAGCTGTCGATGGTGACGTTGATGTACTGGCCGCGATCGGACCCGAGGAACGCAGGAGAGTCAACCGTCAGCGTCAGCGTATGGTTGCCCGAAGCGTATCTCTTGGCTTCGGTGTCGTGATCAGCATCATACGATGTCGATACAGTCGATGCCGATATGCCGTCGCCAGTTGCCGGGTAGGTCCATTCTTTCAAGACCACCTCAACGCTGTCCGCATCGCCACCGCTAAGCGCATAATAGATATCCACCGACGTCAGCTTCATGCCCTTGCTGGCCGTGGTTCGACCCGGTACCGCGATCGGAAAGTATATGTCATCAATACTATCCGCAGCCGCCCTGGATATCTGGAAGTAGTCCGATGCGTTGCCGAGAGTCCATGTCCCGGTCTCGGTCCACATGGCCTCACCCATGCTCACCGGACGGCGAAAGTCGGTCTTCGCGGTCGCCACCGTAAGGCCGGCATTCATGGTGACGTTGCCGGTCATATTCGACGTCCCGACAACAGATAAGTTGGCGCCAACCGTGCAATCGTTCGTTATCGACACGTCATCGCTCAAAGAGCTTGTGCCGGTCACTGACAAGTTGCCGCCAACATCCATGTCATCCGCGATCGTCGCGTCGTCCGTGCTCGTCAACTGCTCGGCCTGCACTGTTCCCGATACTGTCGAGTCGCCCGTAATGGTTTGGTTGCCCGTGGACGATACAGCCCCAGCGGCGGTTATCGTGAAGATGTCCGTGCCGCTCGTGTTCTCGACCTCGAAGCTGTTGGTTATCGTGCCATCTGGAACGATACGGACCCCACCGTGAAAATTGCTGATGTCCATCAGGCGCGCGCCCATGCACAGGCCGGCAACGGCGAGGGCGAGGAAGATCATCCTGTACTTACGCATTATAGATCAACCTCCTCCCTTACGTCGGGTAGTTGCCGTAGCCCCAGCGCCAGTCGGTGAATCCATAGGCCCACCGCGCACGCGCCGCGAACTTGAGCGAGAACGAATCGACATTAGCCATCTTGTGAAGCTTGGCCTTGATACGCTCAAGCACGATAAGCCGCTCCTTGGCGATCGTCGAGTTGATCAGGAACCACTTATTACCGGATATGTGCGGTAGGACAATGGGCTTGATCTTGATCTTGCCCGTCTTCTGGTCGAATGCGTTGGCGTTCCAGTCGCTCGAGCCAGGCTCGTGAGCCGTGTATAGGATGTTGTACGCCGTTCGCTCAAGCGCAATCCCGGTGACGAGGATATCAGGCTCGCCGTCAATCATCTCGCCATCGAGGTTCTTGAACTCACGCATCGCGTTGTACGCCGACCAGAAGTTATCGAGCGTGAGGGAGTTCGTGCTCACGTTGCTCTGAGTCGCCACGCCCGGAACCGTAGAGGGATGAGCCGAAGCGAATAGAGCCGTCTGACCATCGCCACCGCTCTGGAATTTCGGAAGCGCCGCATTACCATCTTCGAAGATGTCGCTGATGAAGTTCTTCACCAGCGTTCGGACCGCCGCCTTGGCATATTCGCGCGGCTTCGCTTCGATCTTCTTCTGAAGATCATCCTCAATCAGTTCGAGGTCGATCTCGAGCCCCTTCGCGAATGTATACACCGCAAGGGTGGTATCGTACCCCTCGTACACGCGCTCGTAGTTGACCGAGCCGTTGTACTCCTCGAGGTCTCCAACGCCGCCCATTCCGGAATAGGTTTCGTCCTTCTTGCCCGTGGTATCGAACTTCACGAACTGCTTGAGACGAGCCATCTCGCGCTCATAATACTCGTTGTACGTCTCATCGAAGTACATCCGGATATCGACGGTAAGAGAATCCGGAAACATAGACTTTATAAGTACTGCCATTGTTGCTCACCTCCTCCAGGTTTATGCCGCAGCCTGCCCGCCAGCAATGTGGCGATGGACGCTCGCGATGGACACGTAAATTTTCGCCCATTTTCGCGTGTCGGATGTATCGACGGAAATGTTGCTGCCGGTCAGAGCCCGCCTTAGCGGCTCGGAAAGATCGACGACCAGAAGGACGCCATCGTCCTTGACCGTTCCGTCACACATGGTGTAGGTGCTGTCGCATTCTGCCTTGTAACCAATGCCAGGGATAACGATCCCGGTGTCGCCGACGGCCGCGGAGTAATACGCCGTAGCCGAGGACGGCTTGCGAACGACGAAGGAAGTTCCGGCCGATATCGACTTAACGATCCCGACCTTGCCGGCATTGTCGCCCGTGAGGAACACGAACAGACATCCCTCGTCCGCCTCGTGCCCGTCCGTGAATACGCCGTTACCGGCCCCGGCGGTATCGGTCAAGACCGTGCCGGTGTCCATCCTGCACTCGTATACGAGATTCGGATCGTCCCATATCTTCATGGAATCGCCAACGGCAAGAGTCCCGGTCGCGCCGGCATAGACCCCGATAAACCCGGCAAGCGCCGTGGAAGCCGGGGCGACCGCCCGCCCGTTGTTTGTGCGCAGGCACTGGCCGTGCGTGTACGTTGCGGCCGATCCGCAGGTGTACGAACGCGGCTCAGACGCTATGTTGCGATTATAGGCCTGTGCTGGAAACATATCTCTTCACCTCTCTCCTCTCCATTCTTTCGTGTCGCAGAATCCGCAGACGCCGGCATTGATTGGGTTTCCCCAACCGCAATACCGGCAATAGTCTTCCGGGATGCCGCGAGGATGGATATCATCACGCGATATCTCATCTCTTGATCTATCGTCTATTTCGCGCTGTGGGACGGGGAACCACTGCTTTGCCCCGAATCGCTTATCCATTGTTCCACGCGCCATTTGGGATTCCTCCCCTTGCCCTTCTGTATCGGTCAGTCAACCATCTCATAGCTGTCGCGGTAGTAGTAATAATCCTTCGCCGTCTTGTTCGGGTGCCGCGCCAGCCACGCTTGAACGTCCTTGGTTATGGGGTACCGCTTGCGCTCGCCTCGTTGTGGCGCGACGCTCCCGGAATTGGAATGGGTGCTCGGCATCGCCGTTGCGCCCGCTTCCGCCGCCGAGTTGGCCCGCTTGCGGTTGTGGTACCCGACCGCGTAATCAAGGATGACGTCGATATCTCCGTTCGGGTTGTGCTTGAGAAGTTCAATAACCTTCGGGGCCAGGTCGTCCCCTAGCTTCGCGCCGCCGGTCTCCTTCTCGAACGTCCGCGCGACTTTGTCGAATGCCTCCCTGATTTGGCTCTGTACCGTGTGCTGGTTGATCGTGTTGACCTGCTGGGCAGTCTGGCCGTACATTTCGCGGAGCCGCTTGGTCTCGGCCAGCAGCGCGCGCCCCAGTTCGGACTGCGCGAGGATCTGGCTTGCGTCGTCCTCGAACAGTTCGGGGTTGAGCGGGTCATTGACTTCTTTAACCGATTGGTCTTGGTTCTCTATGAGAGACCAGACTTGAGCCCTAAGTTTGGGGTTCTGCTGCATCATCTCATCAAAGAACTGTGCTCGCTCAAGCGCCCTCCGCTGGTCGGCCAGTTCCTGGGCACGCTGCGTGTTGGCTCGATTGAACTCCGACACATTCTCGGCAACTTTCCTCCATTCCTCGATCTGCTCGACGGAGTAGTCGCCGATGTCGGTAGCCGTCTCGGTCGTTGTTCCGGCGTCAGATTCCGCACGCTCCATTCCAGACGGTTCCGGAGACTCGTTGTTCTCTACCTGGAAGTGGTCTTCCTGGGTTGGTGCTTGCTGCTCGTTAAGGTCGTCCATGTGGTCCTCCCGTTGTTATCCTCGGGATCTCTCCTTATGGCGTTGCCCTCAACGGGGACGCCGAATCGCGAGATTGCCCGATGTTATTGAGTGGCGCACCGCTCATCTTCTCGAGATGTCGCGCGTATGCGTTGGACACCTTGTCGCGCTGAGCGGTCACCTCCCTGATAGTATTCTGTAGGTTTGCAACCGCCTCGTTGGCCTTCTGCTGCTGGTCCTGAAGCATCTTCTCGAGTTCGCCGATCTGCTGCCCTTGCTGCTGCAACATTTGTTGCATCTGCTGCATCTGTCCGTCGAGGTTCTTCTTGGCCTGGATTCTTTCGCGAATCTCCTTGCGGTCTGGAATGCCCAGCGCATCGAGGAGCGCCTCGAAATCAACGGCCGGGTCGCCTTCCTTATCGTGCATGTTTGCAAGGTTCATGTAGATGTCGGCCTTGGCTTCCTTGTCGTCTGGAAGGTACGTCGTCGCTTCGACAAGTATTTCATCGTCGAGTTCCTTGAAGAGTTCCTTCCCGCGATACTTGAAGTAATAGATCTTCTTGTTCCCGGTATCCAGTTCGAGCGGTTCGCCTGTTTCGGTCGGTATCGTTGGCCCGCTCTCCCCGGCATACTCGATAATCGGTTTCGGGGCCCTGCTTATGTCGAGAAGCCCCTTATGGATTTCGGCCTGGGCCTTGTTCATGGAATCCTGTAGCGAGCCCTCGCCACCGAACAGGGTGGTTACAAGGTCGCGGAGCTTGCGCCCCTCGTAGCCGGCTATTGCCACCACGTCATCAAAGTCGTGATTCTGGCGGATGCAGTGCATTATCTTCCGAACGAGAACCACGAAGCATTCATTGTGGACGTCAAGGAACATCCTGGGCCTGGTCTTCCCTGCTTCCTGGAGGTTCGCGATCGCCTTGCCGGCAACGATGTTCTTCGCGCGCCGGCCCTGGCTGACATCGAATATCCCAAGAATCGACTCGGCACGCTCGATGAGAAGCTTGACATACTCGAAGTTCGCGCCATGGATACCGTCGCCCGATTCGAACCTGATATCATTGATGGAATTAACCGAGAATATTTCGCCAGGTGCGTTGTTGTATTCGTGGACGTTCTCGTAAATGATCGAGTCGTTTACTACCACGACCCGGGGATTCCCGACGAATTCGGCGATTGCTGACATCCTTGTCATTGTCCTGTTGATCTCGTCCTGGATGGTGTATATCAGTTTGATATCCGATATGCCCTTGACCTGAGACGTGAGGTTTTCGCCTACAACGTTCGGCTGGGGAACGTACGGAATAACGCCCTCCTCGACGAGGTCCGGCCCCTCGAGGATGATGTTTCGAGCGATGAGCGTCCGGTATATTTTGCGGGTCTTCCCGTCATTCTCGTATACCGCATTGTAGCACTCAAGCAGGGCGACATATTTCCGGCGGTCGAAGCCATATCCTATTACCTCTTCGACCCATGGCGCCGAATGAGTGCTATCGATCCCGAGCGATCCGGCCGCCTTGTTTCCCCGGACTCCGCTTCCGCTCGAAGGCTTGTCGGCCAGGCTGAGTTCCTCCGCAGCGCGCGGATATCTTTTAAGCACGTACTCGATCGGCTTGACCGCGAACTCGTAGAACGATTCGCAGTCCGCGAGGTCGCCGCGCATGGCTCCAGGGTCAAATGCGATGTTCCGCGGGTCGCGAAGTTCGATCCTCGTTCGTTTCGCGTGTTCGTCGAAGTAGACCTTGATCCACCCGGTATCGAATATCTTGGCCATCCTTACCCAGTTGACGCGCATTCGCTGATACTGGTTGTACGTCGTTAGAATCTGATTCACCGCCGCACTTCTGAAAGATGCCCAGATATCTTCGGTGGCGTTCCTTCCTCTATTTCGCGCATACTGGGAATCGGCCGTTATCAGACCGACCTGTGTTTCGATGAGGGGGGCACAGATATTCGTGTCGATCTCGTTCTGCCACGACGGGTCGAAGACAACCTTCGACGCTGCTTCGCCGGTGAAATATTCCCACCAGTCATCGGCCTTCGGATCCGGCCCGTTGATGGAATTGTAGCAATTCTCGAAATCGTTGAGCTGCGACGTTATGAACTCGAATTCGGTATATTGCCCATGTATCAAGGATGAGCTGTCGGAATCGCCCGGTTCGGCTATCTCTATCGCCCTTTCGCGAACATCATCGAATTTTTCCGGTATCGTCGTCGGCATAAAAAAAAGACCCGCCTACGTGGCGGATCTCGCCCTCCCTTTTAAGGTGGCCCGCTTTGCGCGGGAGAATATTCGCGTTCACATTAATTATACTGGCGCGTCGTCTAGGTTGTCAAGCAGAGATTGCCCCGCCATTCGTTCGATGGCGCAACGAGTATGTTCTCAACGGACCGCCGTCAACGTGGACCTGCCCCTTCTTGTTTACGCAGATATGAAGGTTGCCTCCGTTCTGGATGCCAGCCAGTTCGACGAGAAGGAGGATTATTCGTTCCTCGTCGATTCTGTTCTTGGTCGTGGTCATCGGGCGGCCACACCTCCCTCGTCATCCCCCATGTCTTCCCAATCCTGCCCGCGGTTGAAATAGTCGCGCCTCCGTTGCCGGAGGAGTCGCTCGGCCGGGCTCTCTTTGAGATTCTGGGGCACAATGGTCTTCATGCGGTATAGGTTCTTCTTGCCGTACAGGGTCCCGAGATACATTCCGAGACCGAAGGCGAACGAAAGGCTTATAACCCATACCCCGCTCACGAGGAACAGTTGAACTAGCGTGAAGGTCATTTTCTCACAGCCTCCTTCTTATTATCCTTTTCTTTCCGTCGTCATCGAATATTCCGTTTCGCTCGAAATCTCCCATTTTCCTGGGGGCCTTCGCTTGCCCCTCCGCATCAGCGCCGGCGGGCTTGCTCCGAAGGTGCCTCGCTTTGGTTTCGGGCGCCCCAGGCATGAAATTCATCGTTATCGCCGCAAGTCCAAGCGCGATACATGTGTCATCGTGGCAGCCGTTCATGTGGTCGACCCGCCCGGCTGAATTGCGGACGAGGGTCTGAAGTTCCTCAAGAACGACCGGACTAAGGATCTTGTGTCGCCTCGCCGCGACTAACGCGCGCAGCTCGTCGAAGATAACCTTTCGATAGTTCTGGGTCATGACCCATCCGACTGATTCCTCGCTCTTGATATTCCCCTTCTTGTCGAACTTGAGACGTGTCATTATGCGCGTCATCGGGAATCCCTTTCGCTTCAGACGATTGAGAACCGTCAAGCCAGGGCCGTTGATCTCGATGTTTAGCCTGAACTCGCCCAAGAACCTCCGAAGCTTCATCAGTTCCGAAGCCAGGTCTTCCGTCTCCGATCTCGCCCGGTACATCATGGCCGTGCTATTGGTCTCTACCCCAGCGACATACGCCACCGAATAATCAAGATCCGAATCGCGCCCCGCCTCGAGCCCGGCGTCACGCCCCTCGACCACGTCAACCCCTACCGCGAAGCGCGTGTCCTTTAGTCGGTATATCTTCTTGCCACCGTCGTCGACCGTCACGTCGTAGTTGAACATGGTCCAATTGCCGATATCACTTGGAACGAACACAACCCCGCCAAGTTTTACGTAATACAGATCGCCCTTTATGGGCACCGGCTTGTCAAGCCTGGAGTGCCACAGGATATCCTTCGGCTTGATGAAGCGGGCGCCAGAATGAAGCCAGGCCTCCTCGGCGGTAGACGGATATTCCTGATGGAACATGTCGAGGGTCTCTGTCTGCTCGGCGATACAGAAACGTCGCCACGCGAGTTGTTCAGGCGTTATTCCGGCCATCTTGATTCCGTGGTTGAATTCTCCACGCGGGAGGATGACTGACTTGATCTTTTCCGCGCTCATGTGGGCGAGCTGAAGCTCCTCGTCGGCCGCCTCGGTATCGCCATCCCAGTATTCCAGGTCTGGCTCTCCCTGCTCGTAGATGAGTTCGGTTGTGCCTTCCGGCCAGTACACGGGATCGGGTACCTTGCGGATGAACTCGTCCGCGAGATACCACGGAAGGAAGATTCTAAGAAACCCGTCGCGGCGCTTCCTCCATCTGTGATAGAAGATCCCCTGCATCCCGTTCGCGGTTCCCTCCATCACAAGCGACGTGCCCTTTATCGCGCTCGGCGACGATGGCATGGCATTCGTGAGCGAGGTATACGCGGCCGAGTCGTTAGGCCAGTATGGGACCTCTGTCAACCATTGGTGCCGTATGGTTCGGGATTGACCGACGCGCTTGGTCCCGGCCGTTAGAACCCTGATGTCGCTCTTGAGTATGTCAAAGACCAATTCCTGTTTGGTCGAATACTTCTTCTTGGGCTTGAAATCGATGAGATATGATTCCCCCAATTCCTCGAACTTCAATTCGATGACTTGGGGAAGCGACTCGTAGAAAAGGGCCTGCTTCTCGAAAAGAACCGTTCCGTTGTCGTCGTTGTCGGCTACCATGACGCACGATGTGTTGCGGTATAAGAGCCCCATCGCGAACAGGATCGCCGCGCCGTGGGTTGAACATCCGTGCCCCTGCCGCGCCTTGAGGATGATCATTCTCACGTAGCCCTGTGTGCGCATCTGATATTCCCAGCCGGCTTGAACGATTCTTTGTCCGACGTTGAGTTTGAACTTCTTGATCGTCGCGTCCTTGGTCTTGATCTTGAGGAAATTCTCGAAGAATCCGGCCAGGTCACCGCGCTGCTTGAGCAGGAACTGTGCTTCGTGGTCGTTTAGAAGTTCCTGGCCAGGTTCTTTCTTAACGCGCTTTGCCATTTATGCCCCCGACGCCCTAAAGCTTCTTCTTGTTGTACTTCAGCGGCGTGAAGCATTTCGGGCACACCGTCCGCTCGACGATGTGGATGAATGGAGAATCCTCGTAGAAGTACTCCTCATACTGATGATCGCCTCGCGGGCAGAAATACTTGACCGCGAATACGGCTTTAGTAGTTGGGCATTCGGGAACCGGATTCGTTTCCGTGGTGGTAGCTGTAGCCTTCGCCATGTTAATCATCTCTCCTCCTTGTGTTTGTGTGTTACAGATACTATCATATCATTTCTCGTCATCCCCGTCAATAGTCCGCCGCTCCTCGCTCGGACGGACCGGCTGGTCGGTACATGCGCACGGGATCTTTATGTACCCGGTACCGCCGCACGCTTCGCACACCGATAAATCCGCGATCATGTAATCCTTGCAGTAAACCTTGTTGTCGCGGATAGAGAACCACGCGCAAGCCGAGCTGCATATCCGTTCCCTATGACCACATGTAACTACGCGCCACCCCGTCGACTCTCCCATGCTGACATTCAGCTCGAACTTGCCGGCATTCTCGACAAGACGATATTTAACAGAGGTCGTGTTGTCCATGTCTTCTTCCTCCTTCACGGTTTCTTCGGGCACATCCATTACGAGCCGGAACCCGACGCCGTAGTACGTGCCCGACGGCGAGCTGTAGCCACGCCATTACATATTGAATCGGAACTATCCCATCACCCAACATCTCTATGCGGTCCAACCTATGGGCCACCCCATGTACCATTCGCAATATTCCGGGCTGAAATTTATTCCAAGTTTTGATGTTCGTATACCTTTCGGATATTCCGATAGCTTTCCGCGTTCCATCATCCAAGTAACCTTCTTTAGTTGATATGGCAGACGCGGATAATTTCTTCGCATCATCCCACCGCGCCGCGCATCGCTTTTCATTAGGGTTGATAAATATCGAATTTTCGCGAATAAACCATCTCCGGATGTTTTTGATGCTCCTTTCCTGTTGTAATTTCCTGATACCATCAGCGTTGGCAGCAATGAGCCACCATCGTTTTCGAGGATGCAACGCCCCGACATCAGAGGCCGCAAGCGTTCCGTCTTTCCAGGAATATCCGTTCTCCACGAACCATCGGATAATTTCTCTCCGGCCTCGCACGCGAATAGCGGGAGAGTTTTCAAGGAAGACGATGGGCGTTCTTGCTTCTTTGGTAATTCTGAGCAATTCCCAAATGAGTCCACTTCGCTTTCCTTTGACTCCAAGCCCCGGCCCAGCCGTGCTAATATCCTGACAAGGGAAGCCCGCTGTGATGATATCCACGTCAGGTATTTCTTTCTGGCTAAGTTTTTTGATGTCAGAACAGACGACATCGAACTCATATAGCATCCCCTCCTCAATCCTTCTTCTCAACACATCGCAGCGTTTCTGGTCGATATCAGTGGCATAGACCGTTCGGTGCCCCAATATTTCGGTCGCATGTATAGACTCATTTCTTCACCTCCACTTCCCCGCCATCTACCCAGTGCGTAACCATGCAGGGTGAGCGGTAATTTCCTTGACACATATCTGTTTCATCCTAACCTTGGTCCCAATTGGTAGATGATCTTTTTTATTCATTTGCCAACGTCCTCCTTCTGGTTATCTTCTCTACATTTGAATCCGGCACACGCTGGTGCCGTTGCTTTTATATCCGTCCCAGGACCATGGGTCCAGAATTTACGAACACGCTCACATTTGAAATATGTTTTACACAATCACGACATTGCTTTCCGTCCGGGCCGCTCCCTGGTTCATCCCAATATCCCTTCTTCTTCTTCTTTTTCGTCGGAGTGTTTTGTATTTCGTTCCCGAATAAATCAATCACTTCTTCACCTCCACTTCCCCGCCATCTGCCCAGTGCGTAACCATGCAGAGCGAACAGACTCGCCCCTTGTCAACATGGTCATGGATAACCTCGTGCCAGCCACCGCAGATATCGCACCGCCGACCAAGAAGGTATCTGAGCAAACGCTTGATCATTCTCCCCGCTCCCTCCCCTCGAACTCGTCGCATGCTTGCTCAAAACTATCTATTGGAATGTCCCTCTTGTCGCAGTCGTCGTCTTCCGGCGGCACGTCGGGAACGATCACCAAGATATCGTGGTCGCCCGAACATGTGTCATCCGCATCGAAAAAGATATCGAACTTAGCGTATGTAGATGAGCAGGGTATATTGGTATGACACGGACAGAAGACTTCCGAAAATCCATTCTCATCGTCGAGCACGACGATCATTCGCCCCGGCTCCTTCACTATCTTCAGTCGGTTAACGATGTTCATCTTGTATTCCCTCCTCGCTCGGACGGACCGGCTGCTCGGTACATGCGCATCGGATCCTGATATAACCCGTACCACCGCACGCTTCGCACACCGATAGATCCGCGATCACGCTGTCTCTGCAGAACACTCGTTTATCAGAAATCGAAAACCACGCACATGTCGAGTCACATAGCCGTTCCCGATCCATTCCGCAGATAACCGCGCGCCACTGCGCAGGTTCTCCTGTGCTCTTATGCAGCTCAAACTTACCTTCATTCTTGATCAGACGATACCTCGTAACAGTTATATCTATATTGTTCATGTGTTCTTCCTCCTTCTTAGTTTCTTCATCTTCCGGTACATCCATTACGAGGCGGAAGCCGCCGCCGTCGTCCGCGGACGACGGCGTGTAGTCGTTGCGAACGGCGGAACGACAGAGGTGCGCGTAGTGGTACCAACCACCACCACGTATCACGCGGGACGAGCCCAATCCAGGGCCTTTCGGATCATCTGACGAAGATACCGAATAATATGTTGAACCATACCAATCCCGGCACCATTCCCATACATTGCCGCTCATATCATAAAGACCAAATGAATTAGGCAGTTTCTGCCCAACCGGATGGGTCCTCGAATTTGCATTGCTGCGATACCAGCAGTAGTCGTCGTTCATTGTATTACCCCAGTAATATTCCGTTGTCCTGCCCGCTCTGCACGCATACTCCCATTCAGCCTCGGTAGGCAACCTGAACGTTCCCTGGCCAAGCTCATTCATCCTGTCGATAAAGCCGTCCGGTTCCGTTATCATGTCATACGATACGCTATCGACCGGTCGGGAAGGGTTCCCCTTGAAACACGAAGGATTCGAGCCCATGAGTTGTTCCCACTGAGCCTGCGTGCACGGGTACTTAGCCATGTAGAACGGCTTCGTAATGTTCACCGTATGGACCGGTTGGTCATCCTTGGTGTAGCCCGTCATGCTCCCCATCTGGAAGGTGCCCGCGGGAATCAAAACGAACTCCATTATTACTCCATTGCCAAGATCAATCGTAATTTCTTTCATTCTTCGACCTCCTTTAATCCTGACGCACCGATAGGGGCATGACACTGCTTCCCATATCCTGGAATTATTGCTTACACACAGTACTTCGTAAGATGCTAAACTGTTTACAAGCCGATACCATATGCGTCTGTTCACTTGTTCTTCCTCCTTCTTGGTTTCTTCATCTTCCGGCACATCCATTACGAGGCGGAAGCCCAGGCCGGAAAATGCTCTCAACGACCCTGAGTAGCCGCGATAAGCGGTTCGGCAGTGAAAGGCAAAGCTACGCCAACCACCACCACGCATCACGCGGCACAGGCACGATACAGGGCCTTGTGGATCATCCAACGGAGATACCGAGTAATATGATTCTCCATACCAATCTTGGCACCACTCATATACATTGCCGCACATGTCATAAAGACCGAAGGCATTTGGCATCTTCTGGCCAACCGGATGTGTCGTTGAACCCGAGTTGATATCACACCAACAGTAGTCGCCGTTCATCGTGTCGCCCCAATAATATTCCGTTGTCGTACCCGCCCTGCACGCATACTCCCATTCAGCTTCCGTCGGCAATCTGAATGTGCCTTGGCCCAAGACGTTCATCCGCTCGATGAAGCCGATGGTATCCGTTATCATGTTATATGATACATCATGGACGGGGTAATTAGGGCCAACTCCATACCTGCTCGAAGGATTTGAACCCATTAGCTGTTCCCACTGAGCCTGCGTGCATGGGTATTTCGCCATGTAGAACGGCTTCGTAATGTTCACCGTATGGACCGGTTTTTCGTTGCTATAACCGTGCGTGCTCCCCATCTGGAAGGTACCAGCGGGAATCCGAACGAATTCCATCCTGACACCACCACCGATGTCGATCGAAATCTCTTTTTTCATATATTCTTCTCGCCCTCCTTTAATCCTGACGCACCGATAGATCCGCGATCATGTACTCCTTGCAGTAAACCTGGGCATGACACTGCTTCCCATATCCTGGAATTATTGCTTACACACAGTACTTCGTAAGATGCTAAACTGTTTACAAGCCGATACCATATGCGTCTGTTCACTTGTTCTTCCTCCGTCTTGGTTTCTTCCGGCACATCCATTACGAGGCGGAAGCCGCCGCCGTCGTTCGCGAACAACGGCGTGTGGAAGTAGCGAGAGGCGGAACGACAGAGGTGCGCGTAGTGGTACCAACCACCACCACGCATCACGCGGCACAAGCCCAATCCAGGGCCTTGCGGATCATTCATCGGCGATGCCGAGTAATATGATTCTCCATACCAATCTTGGCACCATTCAAATACATTGCCGCACATGTCATAGAGGCCGAATGAATTGGGCGACTTCTGACCGACCGGATGGGTCGCCGAACCCGAGTTGATATCACACCAACAGTAGTCGCCGTTCATCGTGTCGCCCCAGTAATAATCCGTTGTCGTACCGGCCCTGCACGCATACTCCCACTCCGCCTCCGTCGGCAATCTGAATGTCCCCTGGCCCAAGGCGTTCATCCTGACGAGGACGCCATCATTCTCCGTTATCATGTCATACGATACGCTATCGACCGGTCGCTGAAGATCGCCTATGAAGTGACTCGGATTCGAGCCCATGAGATGTTCCCACTGTTCCTGCGTGCACGGATACTTCGCCATGTAGAACGGCTTCGTAATGTTCACCGTATGGACCGGTTGGTCATCCTTGGTGTAGCCCGTCATGCTCCCCATCTGGAAGGTGCCCGCGGGAATCCGAACGAACTCCATCATAACGCCACCACCGATGTCGATCGAAATCTCGTTTTTCATATATTCTTCTCGCCCTCCTTCTATTGATCAGATGCCTCCGACCATGTAATACCGAACCAGATGGGAAGTTTCTCCCTCAACTGGTCCGTGTTGTAGCCGGTAAGTGTCGGGACCTTTCCTTCCGCGATGACCTCATATCGAACCAAGTCGCCATTCTCCTCAATGTAATAATCCTCCCATATCCAGATGTTATCACCTACCCATATTGCTCCGCTTTCGAGCACCCCGACAACGTTGCGCTCAACCTCGATAAGTTTCGCGTCATACTTCATTTTGTATCTCCTCCCCATTCAGTCCATGTATTGGAAGTGCATTCCGTCCGGCCTGCGCCAGCGGCCGCCCCAGATGAATCCGTACTTCTCGAATATCTTCACGATCTTCCGGTCCATCTTCGGGCGCTTCCCCATCATATTCTCGAACGCATTGAAGTCGACCGCCATGCCCCAGGAATGGACCGACAAGCGACGACCGCCACGGATATACCGGTGGCATATGCAACCATCGAACGTCTTCAGCTTGTCCACAAGGCCCGCGTCAACGATCTCCTGGAACACGGCCTCGAGCACCTCCTTGATGTACGCGTTCGCGTAGAAGTACCCTCGCGAGAGCCCGACGATCCCGCGCATCTCCTCGGGGACCCTTACCCGCTTGGTCTTGATCTTCCGGTGGTTTCCGACGATCCTGTTCATCTCGTGTCTGTTCTTCGGTCGTTTCGGTAGTTCAATCATTGATATCATCCTCCTCCCGCGCCGAACCTTCAAGCGGAACCGGCACGCACTCATACTTGCCACGGACCTCGACGAAGATCGTCCGTTTGTAACCGTCGCGCAAAGGAACCTCCAGCGGGCCAAACTTGGTTCCACCAACAACAAAACATACCGTGGCGGCCAAGTCGTTTTTCATATGCTCATCGCATAACTTCTGGAATCGCACATGCATGTACTCGCCAAATCCGAACTTGACAATACATCCACATTTACATTCCCCCACCATCCAGTTCACTCTTCATTCCCCCCATCACTTTCCCCGTCATTCTCGAGCAACCATGTGGCGCGTCCTGAGGTCCGGTTCCGCTATCAGGCGCGCCCTGAGATTTATCAGCGCCGGATGGTCCTGGTTGTGTTTCGTGACCAGTTCTTCAGGAAGCCCCTTTCCGAAACAGTCGGCGATCGACGTGCACGCCTGCTTGAGGAGCATGCACACGTCAAGGCACTCCCCGCACCTCCGGCCCTCCCTCGGGCACTGAGAGGGCTCTGTCACAACCCTCCGATAAGATTGGCGAGTGATCCATTTCTTTTCGATCGTCGCGAGGATGTTATTCGCGCTAGGGTATATCCTCCTGTCAAGAATGAACCCGAGCGCGGCCCTGATCTCCCACCTGCGATATCCACGTTCCTCGAAGCGATCATGCACGTATTTGATATCGCCTTCAGAAACGACCCCGTGCTCCATCTTCCCCCCTTTTTTTACCACCTCCTCCATCTCGTCTTCCGGCACGACCCGGACCCCGGCCCGACGATACATGTCCAGGACCATCGTTCTCCATTCGCGATAAGTGATTTTCTGGTCGTCATCATCTCTAACCACGTTTCAATTTCTCACCTCCATCGGTTTATGTTCGGGACCCGCTCCTCGGCCGGAAGCGCCTGCCATTCGCGATCAATCCAATTCGCGATGAAGGCGCCATAGTCTTTGTACCGCTTCCCGTGCGCCGCGCAATACCGGGCCGCACGATCCATTCCAGCCCTGACCTTCGCGCCCGGAAATCTCCTCCTCATTTCGGCGACGAATTCATCCGAGATATTTTCGAAAAATCCATCCTCCGAAAGAACGATCTCGTTCCCGAGATATTTTTTCCGTTTCCTTGGAGCAGGAGTTTTCTCCGATTTTTTTTCGGGTATTTTTTGCATTTCCGACGGCGATTTTCTGGCGGGTTTTAGGCGGGTTTCTGGCGGGTTTTTGGCGAGCATTTCGGCAACGCGACACCAGACATCCCAATTTTCCACAGTTATCAAAGTATATTTTCTGGCGGGTTTTAGGCGGGTTTCTGGCGGGTTTCTGGCCAACATTCCAAGATCCCGCATGAACTCTATACTCTTTCGAACCGCCCTGGGCTGGATGCCAAGTATTTCCGCGGCTTCCCCGCGAGTGAATACCGCCTCGCCAGGCCCAAGAGTCAGCGCCTCGCCGCGGATCACCAAGGCCTCGTTCTCGCCCCTTGATGCCCTTGACAATATCCACATGAAAAGCGCGAAACATTCCGGCTTTCCACGCATTTCACATGTCAACAGATCGATTGCCGTAGTGCTAGCCAACCCCCATCACACCCCGTGAAGACGCTTGCGAGTCGTCGCAATCCACTCCCGCAAGTCTACCTCGCTCCGCCACCTGCTTATCATCTCCGCCAGAATCACGCTCTGACTTAAGCACGTCTCCTCCGATAACCGCTCAAGCAACCTTGCGTGATCCTC